CTACCGTAAGCAAGTCCTATTTCGAGAGCTTTCTTAAGCAATTGAACCTGGACTCCATCGAAGCCATGGACATCTAAGACAAATGTCTTATCTTTGGTGACTGCTACACTGTCAATCTGCGCTTTCGTTTGGATCACTAATCGTTGATTCACATGATCAGGGTTGACCTTGTGTCCGATAATTCGAAAACCATCTGAAACCGGCGGGACTCGTTTTGAATCTCGCTTGGGTGCGGAAGGGTGTGTAGATGTCGGTTTTGTCCCTTGTTCTTTCTTTACGTTGGTCATATATTGACTCCTTGATGTTCGATAATGCTTCGTTGTTGTCGTACGGATTGTGGTAAGGAATATATCTCAAGGATGGACCCCCGAGAAGTATAGAGATAGTACACGATATTTCATGTCTGTATCTGTCTACATAATTCTCAACCCAATCGTCGCGATCTCTATGAAGTCGATTGATGTTATCAATCAGACCATAGAAGGTTAAACCCTCGTACCTTTTACGAGATGACTTTCCCGGTTTCCACTTTGATGGTTTCCGAGGAACAGCAGGTTTAACTTTGATTTTTGCTCTTTCAAACTTTCCAGTACAAACTGGTAGTCCTGAGAAGGCATTAATCAGGTCAGGGATTTCTGTTCCATCTGCAAACAGTGAGCAATCAAACCAACGATTGTTCAGATCATAGTACTCTGAAAGTCCCGAGTACAGGCGATCTGATCGAGATTCGATCACTGGCCGCAAGCGACGAGGAACAGTATGGTTGTGTAGATCAAACAAAAGTTTGTCCACACCCATAGAGACGTCATTCACGATCAAGCCTGAACAGAATAGTTCAAAGGCACGTTGCGTGAGCTCACCATGTACATCATCATCTTTTGCCCTTGATACATCGGCAAAAGAAAGTAAACCAGTCCCGCCTATTGATTTAGGCCGAGACAGTACTGGAAGTACATTAAATAATGCCACTTCCGAGAAAGGTATACTTTTCAACATATGTTCTCCGTACTTTCGTACTTCGTCCACTAGTTGCGAGTAATGGGAGTATTGTGCTACCGGTTTTGAGGAGGTAACAACATTGCCGTCCTTAATCCATTTACCACAAAATTCTGCAAGTTTATCTGAGACTATGCTCTTAGATTTGTTTATCTGGACTCCTAACAGAGCCATCAGGTAATCATAACCTTCAGCAATTTTATCATCAGCTATGAACGAGTCATCGCCCACACAACCTGTGAGGGTTTGACATTGCTCATATGCCGTTAGGTGGTACTCAGCAAAGAGATATGGCCTCTCATCTTCATTAGTTTGAAGATAGAGATCAACCTCTCTCTGAGACATTTGGGATAGAATACTGGATGCGTAGAGAACCATAGCATGCGAAACACACGCTATGTGAAAACTAGGACCAGTTCCTAATGGTTGTCCGCTCTTCCATGAAATAGTGGTTGGAATTCCCCTCTGGCTTTTGTATTGCCATGGTGATGCCGATACTAGATCAATGTATTCAGACATGAATTCACCGTCTGTGCGAGTTCTTGCGAGCTCAGTACAAACCATTTTCTGGAAATACCTGGAAAATGTGTCAGTGAATTTAGAAGCATCGAAGCAATGTATATTTCGACCAGGCCTTTGCAGGCTCTTGATGGTATTCCTACCGTCATCTTGGTTAAAAGTATACACCCAGGGTATACGGACGGAAATGCTTGAAAAGCATTCCTTAATCGGTTGACCGACCATTTGCACTGATATGTGCGGGTTGGCAATCCATCTGTATTTAACACCTTGTTCAAGGATACATGCAATTGATCCTATTGGAGTCTCTTTGTAAAACGAGGGTCTCTTTTTTAGGTATGCATGTAGTATCAGTACCAAGTAAACACTGATTAACTTGAGACGGAAACTTCTGATAGAACTGATAAAGTTCTCCAGACGTCGTCCACAAAGGTACCCAGTGATAACAAATCAGGTTGCTACGCGGTGAACTAACCATTCGGTTATTTGCCTCGTTGTAATAAGGCGATCTTCGCGGTGATTCTTCTAGCTTTACAAACTTTTTGGTTTGTGAAGTGAATTCTAGATAATCTAAGCCACCAAAAAGTGTCTTGAAGTCTTGTAATACAGATTTCAATATCGACTCTGCACGTGGTGTTAAGGCACGGTGAGGCGTATCAACATACGACTTCCAGTCTTGAAAGACGTCATCTGTAACGCAATTAGGTGTGATCATATAGACAAGGTCGAGCCAAGCTCTAACTTGCGAAATACGGTCATCACTTTGTTTGGACCATTTAAAGAATTCTCTAATTGGCCTTACTCTAAGTTGCGATTTTCCGGAACGACTCATCGAGTAGTAGTCTTTAAACTCTACATCGAGAATCTCACCGGTCGTTATCATGGAGATGTATATCTTCTTATACGATTTAAACCGTGTAGCGTATACATCAGGACCTCCTTCACTAAGCCAGCTTAATGCTAGTCTTGTCAAGGGGTTCACGAAAACGGAAGGGACGCTTGCACCTGTCAAAAATGACGATATTCTGTCAAATAAGTCAGGCCTGTCAGGCTTCTTTACTTTTTCCTTGCTCTCGATTGTCATACTAAATCCTATGGATAATGAACATGGACCCTGATTTCTCAGGGGATCTTGCGATCTATTTAATAGTCCTCGTAACACTGAGGATTGTGAAGATAGGTGCCATCAACTATCTCTAAAGGCGAG